GCCATGTTCTTAGTGTGTCACAGTCTGTGGGGTTTGTGGTGGCATCGGCCCGGTATGCAGTGCGGTATCCCGACGATAAGCAGGCCATCGAGCCGACGCCAACATGAGCATAGTGGTTATACGACAACGAGCATTGGTTTACCAGATGATGTTGGGCGACTGGTCATTGCTGCAGCCCAAACCATGCACCGCGCTAACTCAATAGGGCCCGGTGAGCGTTGGCTGGATAGCGCAATACTGTTTTGGCTGCGTACCGCTACCGCGCGTGCGACGTGTTCGGCAAGTTGGTTTGACCCGTCATGCCATAACAGTTTTTCGTTTATCATGTTGCGGACTGATGGCGTAAATTTTAAGATTTCGCCGTAGCCAACAATGACACGCCGACGCTCTAGGGATAGCGGCCAGTGGTTGTCTACGGTTGGTGTGATAGCAAATTTGATTGCAGGGTTAGCGCATAGGCGCTCGACGTGGCTTAACATTTCGCTAAATGTGTCTGCGACAAACTCGACTGTTGCCACTGTGCGGCGGTCTGGTAGGGCTACACATCTGACAGCAAAATAGCGTGTGTCATCCAAACTGGTTTCTATGGCTACGGTTCCGCCCTCTGGCAGCTCACCGTCATACAGCAACGCTGGCCATTGACCCGGCTGTATCCATGATTTATCGCTGGCAACCCACAAGTTGCATGATGCCCGTAGGAATGCGGCGCGGTCAGGGTTTTCTGACTCGGCTTGCAACGTGGCAGTGGTCAAAGTGATGCCCAGAGCAGGGTTGCCGTATGCCCATGCGGCTGGGCTCATCGGGTCAAGCTCTGGCGGTGGTGACCATTCCGCAAAATAAAATGATGCGTTTTTGCCTGTGTCAATTGCCCGTAAACCTTGTTCACGCCAACGCAACATTGCGGTACTGGCTTCCGTGCCGGCTGTAGACCACATCGACAACAGCGGTGAAACTTGTGCACGTTGAGCCGGCAAGAGTCCGCCGTCAATTACTTCGCGCGAAATATCCCACATCTCGTCGGCCACAACCAGCGATGGTGACGTGCCGTGACCCACAGAATTGTTGGCTGCACGCACCAACCAAGTAGACCCGTCTGGCATTGTTACTCGATTACGGCCATACGACTTCATCAACGTGGCGTTAAAACGGCTTTCCAAAATAGGTGCCAACTCGTCAAACAACATGACAGCCAAATCCAGCCGGTGAGCAGTGGAAAGTACGGTCTGTTTTTTGCCACGTATCTTTGGCATCTCTGTAAGCCACCAACCAACCAAAGCCATTAAAGCTGTTGTTTTACCGCACTGGCGAGCAGTAGAAACCAGCGAAACACGGTTGACTAACTCAAAGTTTCGGTCGTAAAGCAGCTGACCGTCAAGCGCGGTGTATTGCCAATTCATTAACTCAACGCCCATGTGCTCGCTGGCCCATTCCCTAACTTGCGGCGCGAACGACCCCACATGGTCTGGCCTCGACGTTTCCAATCTCGGTTGACTACGGCCAGTTACCGCCAGTTGGGGCTGGTCAGGGCTGGTTGGGATAGACAAGACTTGGGTCGGGGTGAATATTTTTTCTGTGTAAAAAAACTCTTTTGCTTTTCCGTTTGGGATTGCGTGATTTTGCATTGCTTCGGCGCGTGCGTGTGTTGTTGTTCGGTTTCGTTGCGCTACTTCTTTGTGTCCTTTTATGTTGTTGCATTTCGCACAGCATGGGGTCAGGTTGTCGAGCGAGTGGTCTCCGCCGTTCATTAACGCAACGATGTGGTCGACTGTGTTGGCTGGTTTGCCACAATAGTTGCAGCTGGGTTTGCCTTGCATGATGATTGCCCGGTTGCGTTTGTATTCGGGGTTGCTGTGTTCTTTAGACATTGCTACCGCGCGCTGTCGCGCTTGCTCTCATTTGTTTTGCATCAGGTTGCAAGGTGGGCTTGGGCTTTCGTTCGGTTTGTTAAGTGTATGTTATGTCAGCGTGTAATTCAAGACAGAGTGATGATGCTCTCCCATCGGGCTGCCTCAATCCGATTACCATGCACCATCTAGTCGATTATGTTTACGACTCGCCCCGACGTTTGGCACATTGCCTTTCGTGTTGCAGGTTTTGTGCGCGTCGGTCAAACGACGTTCCCGTCGATAAGCCCCGTCACTTGCGACAGTGATACAGCCCGTGCTACTAGCCAGTTGTTTAAGTTTTACTTCTTATCAGACCACGCCATTAAAACGGTGCATAACACTGTTAGCGCTAATGCAAGCCAAACTGTGCGACTCATTGCGACAACGCCTCTGAATATGCTTGACGTGCCTCTGCACATATGTTGCACTCAATGCGTGCACTGGTGCATATGTCAAAGTGGCTCATCATCCGGGCTAAACCTTGCCATTTGGTTAACTCAATTTGTAGGCGGTCACGCTCGCGCATAATTTCCATGCCTAAAACGCGTAACTCTTGCAACTGGTCATGGCTGCCATAGTTGCTGTTGTATCGGCTCATTTCTTTAGCCCATCTATGACGGCATGGCATTGCCCAGCGGTTAATGTCTCAACTACCACGTCATCAACTTGTAACAATCGGTGGATGTATTCAAGCAGCTGCACGTCATCCCATCCCTTGCCACGCGCCAAGCTCTTTAAGAAACCAACTTGTTTAGGTGTAGCGCTGCCGTGTGTATCTGGTCGAGGTGTGCTGTTCACCCGGTTAACTTTTTCCATTTCGCTTACTGATGCACGCTCGCCTGTATGCCCCAAAGGCCCGTTACTAATGCAACGTCCAATTCCAGAAGTTTCTGCATTTTCGCAGAACGAAGTTTTATTGACAGGACTGTTGCCAAATACTTCTTCGGCAAAACCTGTTGAAATGAGTCGTCCATCATTGTCATACGATGAGCACTTAAAGAGCACTGTTGAACCGTCGTAATGCACCATTTCAGTGACAATCTGTCCATGTGGGTACGCAATCCAGAAACGTTCTAAGCGTTGTGCAACTGTCTCGTATAACGATAAATCAAAATGCGCCATTGTGCGCCGCCAATTCAGGTGTAGCCGTTAATTCGCTCATCGACCAGAGCTGTGACTGTGGCACAAACCATGCAGCATTAGGTACATCTGTACGCCAATAGCATTCGTGCTCGATTTCGTTGCTTAACATCCAGCCACGAAATGTGACCACATCGTAAGTTTCGTTGACTGTGCCTAGCACGTAAACGCCTGCAGGGTTTGTTATCTTTTTTATGAGACAGCCAGCGGTCAGCAATGTTGCTTTAATTTGGTAACCCATCACATCGGTGCTTAGCCGGTCATACGGTCTGTAGTTAAACGGTACGCCTAGCCATTTGGCGAACGCATATTCGGCTGTGTAACCAACTCGCATTGTGCCAGCGGTGTTTGGGTGCACAAAACTTTCGCGTTGTTTACGCAATCGTATTTGTGCCTCGCACGTTAAAACAATGTTGTTGATTTTGTTTTTGTCGTGTTGGTCAAGTCTGATTATTACTTCGTCACTGTTCATGCCTACTCCTTATCGTCGGAATTGGTTTTACTTTAGCACACGCTTTTAAGCCAGGATGTAACCACATTACTTTTTCAGGGTTGTGCCGGTATCGAGTGCCGTGCATCGTCAAACCGCACGCTTTACAGGGCGCGTATAACATTTATGGCCGCTTTGATAACTGATGCGTTAAATCTGTTTTGCTCACCGCCAATGGTCATGTGTGCGTCATACATTAGTACCAACTCATCAAGCAAAATTTCGTGATTATCTAACCGGTCTATTGGTCGAGCAATGTGGTTTGGTCTAAAGATGTCATCAACAAACTCCTTAAATACTTGATTGTATTTGTCGCTGTAGTTATCTGGATACATTTGTCGGGTCTCCTCTGTTATGCCGGGTTCGGGAAATGGTATGTCGGTCATGGGTTGGGCAGCGCCCATGCCGACCAACCGACTTTAGACCATAGGTGTAACGCGGCACGGATATTGACATCTGGCTTATATAAATCACTAAGTTTGGTGATGTAACCATCTTTGATTAGCCATGTTTGATGCACGCCATTTATCTGGAATAATCCTCGACTGCCGTTGTTGCTGTCAGCTGCGTTTAGGGCTGTTGGTTGGCATCGGCTTTCGCGTTGCATGACACGCAAAATCATTGGTGCTTCACTTATTGGCCAGCCAGCCAAAATGGCATCGTTCAAATATTCCATGCAACCCTTGTATGGCAGCGTGGTCGTTGGTGCAATAGTTGGTGGAACAACACTGTTTAGCACTGTGGTGATTTGGCCAGTAATCGGTAGATGGCTCTCAGACGGCTTACTAGCATCCCAGAGCAACGTAAACGCCGCTAAGCCAGTAATGAACCATGCGCCTATTTTGATGCTTAAAAACGTCATTTTTTCTCCAATTGGTAAGGGGTTTGCCAGCTGTCACCGATTGCATCTTTGAACGCAATTTGTGCATGTAGCACGGCATCTGTTTCAGGGTCACGAAATATCTGCACAAGCACCATCTGGTTGCTGTCTAAATGTGTGGTGTAAACCTCGT